CTAGCGGCCACCGGCATTCAAGCGCAGGCTCTGCGTGGCGCCCGATTGGTCGATGACGTTGAGCTCGTAATAATAGGAGCCCCCGCTGCCGCACACCCGCACCGGGTCGAGCGGCTTGGCCGAAACGCCGGCGCTGGCCATCACCTGGCCGAGCGGTGCCAGGCGGCCCTCGGATATGGCCGCCTGAATTTCGCGATTGGACAGGCACCCCTCCTGCGCCAGGGCCGTGTCGACCAGGGTCGGAGACATGCCAGCCCCAAGTCCCAGCAGTGTTGCAAACAGAAGAAGTGCCTTTGTCATGGTCCTCGATTAATGCTGGACTGCTGAACCCAAGCTGAACGCGCGGTCAGACATTGGCAATGTCGCTTTTGATACCGCGCCGCAGGAACATCATCGCCAGAGCCTCCATGATGAGCTGGCCGGCCCCCTGGCCCTCCAGCGTCGGCAAGTCTACGCCCAGCAATTGGGCCGCTCCGGCCACCAGCATGGCAGCGCATACGATGTAGGTACGATATCCATTCAAAAACGTCATCGGAAGTCTCCAGCGTTCGCTTTTCTGAGAGGGAGGAGAAAGTGTTGCACCATTGCCCGCCATGGCTCGGGCAGCGGTTGCCACCGCGTCGACGCGGCGGGTCCAGCCGCGCCCGAACACGGCGAACGTCTTGAGGCCTTTGAGAAAGCCCAGCCGCGCCGCCGCCAGTGCCTCGATCAGCGGACCCGCCCCGTTCGCCGCCACGCGCTTGTCGAGCGCTGCCAAGGTCAAGGGACCGATCAGCCCGTCCCGCCGCACGCCCAAAACCCCTTGCAGCGTCCTGATCGCCTGGGCCGGGCCGCTGTTGACGCCATGGTCGAACACCATGAGGTCGATGCCGGCCGGCAGCCGGTCGCCCTGGCAGGGCGTCCAATAGAGCGCCTGGTAGATGCTGGCAGCCTCCGTCGGCGTCAGCGCCTGCACCGCGCCCTTGGGCAGGTCCCACCAGGGTTCGATCTGGCGCCAGCGCGCCAGGGTCTTGCGGGTTATGCCCAGATTGGTGGCGCCGCCCGGGTCGGCGGGGTGGTCCACATAGCCGCCCTCCTGGGCCAGCACATGGGCCAGGCAAGTCGAAAACCGCGATGTTTCAGGCATTGAAGGCTCCCAATCGAGCAGGTCCGGTCCCGTAGACCTGGCTGACCTGCGCCACGGTGAAATCGAAACTGGTTGGCACGGCACCGAAATCGGCCATTTGCTGGGCGGCGGTGTAGACCAGGCTCTGGCTATGGGCCGTCAGCGTGCGCACTGGCCCGCCGGTCCCCACAATCACCACCGCATAGGTCTCGGGCGCATGGTCGAGCGGCGGGGCGGGGCTGGCCCAGCCGGTCGTGTCCACCCGGCTGCGCCGGGCCCAGCTCAGCACCACGTCGTCCCCTGGCCCTGGACGGGTCGCTACCAGATCCTGGGGGGAAAGCGGCAGCGCGGGGGCGGGGTCGAGCACCACGCTGGCTTCGGTCCCTTCCACGTCGCCTGCCCCGGCATAAATCGTCAGGTTCAGCGCGGTGCCCAGCCGCGCCGTCGGCACGGCGGTCTCGGCCACCGTGCCGCCTAGCACCAGCACCCTACGTCCCGCCGCCGCGGGCCCCAGGGCATGGTCGGTGCCTGCCGCACCGCGCAGCAGCCGCGTCAGCCGATAGCTGCCTGCGCCCACCAGCTCGGCCTGGGCGAAGCCGATGATCTCGATGCTGCAATCATCCTTTTCCACCGCCAGCCGATTGCTGCCGGCCAGCGCCGCACCATCGCTGACGCTCGCCAGATGCCCGGCAAAGAGCTGCACCTCCAGTGTGCCGCTCTCGTCCCACACCCCGTCGGGCGCTGCCGCCAAGGGTGCGGTCAACGCCCCGATGGCAGCCATGGCGCCAATCCGCGCCAGCACTGTGCCGCTGTCTTCGTCCAGCACCAGCACATCGCCCGGCCAGGGCCGCGCCAGCGCCCCCACCAGCAGCCGTGTCCCCCCGCCTGGAGCCGGCACATGGCCGAAAAACAATTCGGGCGCCGCGGCGGCTGCCGGGGCGCCCTGGGCTGCAACCGAGGCGTCGGGTAAAAAGGCGAAGGGCTGTGGCGGCGCAAGGCATTGCGCCTTGATCCGGCGCACCCCCGCATCCCGGGTCTCGGTGATCAGTAACGGCCCTTGGGCCTCCCCCGCCAAGGCGATTACGTCCCCCACCTCCAGCGCCAGTTGGGACGGGGGCAGGCTGAATTCCATGCTCTCGCCGCCCTGCCCGCGCTCGGCCAGCATCTGCGCTGCCGCCCGCCGCCCATTGGCGTTTTCCAGCACCAGCGGGGTCGAGGCTGCGGCATGCCCGCCTTCGCTTGCCGCAAGCGCCGTCACCGTGCCGGTCAGATAGTCGCGTCGCCGCTCGGCAAAGCTCAGCGCTAGGCGCCCCACCGCTTCTCCCGGATCGGGCCGCCGCCGTGACAGAACCGGCCCGGTGTCACGCACCAGTATGTCTGGGTCGAGCGGAGCGGCGTCCTGCGCGCGGGGCCTGATCAGCGCCAGCCCCTCCGGGGTGGCCTTGATCATCAGCCCGCTCACCTCCAGCAACGGGCCCAGCCCATCGCGTGCGCTCACCAAGCCCTCGATGGTCAGCCCCTCGATCAGCGGCTGCACCGGCTCGACCTGGGCCAGCACCAGCCCGTAATCGGCGGCGATGGCGCGCGCCATCTCATCGCTCGCCATCACCCCGCTGCGCCCGGTCAGCCAATGTCCCGTGGCATGGTTGGGCCCGTCCGACCACACTTCGGTCTGCGCCGGAAAGGCCGGAAACGGCCTCGCATCCCAGGTCCAGAGATAGATCCGCTCGGGGTCGAGCATGCGCCCGCCATAAACCGCCGAAACCGGATTGTTGGCCTCATCGAACCCCGCCCCGCCCGGCGTCCAGTGCCCCAGATGCGCCCGCAGCACCTGGCGCTGGGCCAGCCCGTCCGGCGTGCCGTTGGAAAACACGGGCCTGGTATTCTCCGCGCTCTTGGGGTCCACGAACGCATTGGGTCCGTTGCCGCCCTTGTCCACCGCCCCGCAGCCCAGCTCGGTGAACCAGATCGGCTTGCCCTGCGGCACGAAGGCCGTCGGGCTGGCCTGCCGCACGCCCCCGATCCGGTTGTGATGCGGGTTGGACCACCACCCCACCAGATCCTTGTAGCGATAGACCCAGGGCTCTCCATGCGCCCCGTCGCTGATCGTGGACCGCACGCCATTGGCACGATCCGCGTCGCTGGCATAATACCAGTCATAGCCCTCCCCGCGCGCCACCCCCGCCCCGATATAGGCCGTGCCATAGGGCGCTCCACCGATCTGGGCATCGGCATGGTCCTGCCCGTCGCGCCAGTCGGTCACCGGCATGTAATTGTCGATGCCGATGGCATCGATATCGGGGCTGGCCCAGAGCGGATCGAGGTTGAACAGCTTGTCGCCCGGCCCATCCGCCGGTTGCAGCCCGTGATATTCCGACCAGTCCGCCGCATAGCTGATCTTGGTGCCCGGCCCCAGCAGCCCGCGCACTTCGCCTGCCAGGGCCACCAGCGCCTCCACGAACGGGAAGGCGTTGCCCGCCGCGCGCAAGCCCGTCAGCCCGCGCAGCTCCGAGCCGATCAGGAAGGCATCCACCCCGCCCGCCTCGGCGCAGAGCTGAGCATAATGGCGCACGAAGCGTCGGTAGCCCCAGCTCGCCGTGCCCCCCACGAAGGCCGAAACCTGGGCCCGCACCGCGTCGCTCGTCTCGGGCGTGCCCGCAACGCCCGGCGCCGGATCGCAAGTGATGCGCCCGCGCCAGGGATAGGCCGGTTGTCCCGTGCCGCCATAGGGGTTGGGCAGGCCATTGTCAGCGGCAATGTCCATCATCAGCAGCGGATAGAGCGCCACGCTCAGCCCCCGCGCCCGCAGGTCCTCGATGGCCGCGATCATGGCGGCATCCGATGGCGTGCCGCCATAGGCCGGCCCACCCTCATGCCAGCTCACGGGGCGTGCCTCGTCCCGCTCCAGCCCCGCCACCTCCCATTCGACCCGGCGCACGGCCTTGTCCCGGCTTTCCACGCGCGGGGCCACGCTGCACTGGCCGCAGCGCAGATCGTCGCCGAACCAGGCCACCACCAGCGCCACGTGCTTGAGATTGGGATAGAGCGCCTGCAATTCGTCGAGCGAGAGCGTCCAGTCCGACAGCTGGCGCGACATATGGGTATTTTCCGGCTTGGTCCGCCCCCCGCCCAACAGCCGCACGCGCGGACGCGGATCGTAGCCGAATTCGGTGGAGCCGGGGATCACCGTCACCGCCTGCACCTGGGTTTCGAGCGCCCCCACCACCCGGCACAATTCCACCGAAATCTGGGGAATGCGATAGCCGAAGCCCGAAAGCGGCAGCCGCTCGAAGACGAGGTAGCATAGCCCGCGATAGGCCGGCGCATTGTCTTCCCCCTGCACCGCCGCGATCAGCCCATCGGGCGCCTGATCCTCCGATCCGGCATAAAACCGCAGCGTCAGCCCCTCGGTTTCGAGCAGCTGGCCATCGGCCCAGATCCGACCCAGCCGCGCCACTTCGCCCTCGCACAATGCCACGGCGAAATTGGCCACGATTTCGTCGGGCTCCTCGGGCGCACTGGCTCCAAAGCCCTTGCCGCCCCGGCTGTCGCCCGGCACGCGCTCCAGCTCGGTGCCCCAGATGATATTGCCCGAAAGCCGGCCCCAGCCATAAAGCCTGGGGATCGGCACGCCCTGGCTCGAGCCCTGCAGCCGGATATCCACCCCGGCGCGATTGGCCACTTGCGGGCGCGGCGCGAACAGGTTCGCATCCACCACGCTCCCCGCCAGCGCCCCCAGCGCCCGCCCGATGGTGGCGCCGAACGGCCCGCCCACCAGCCCGCCCACGAACTGTCCAGCAACCGAAAGTGCCAGTGTCGCCAATCTTTTGGCCCTTCCTTTTCATGTGTTGAATCGGGCGCTTGCCCGCGCTCATGGGAAGCTGTAGATCCCCGCCACCCGCCGCTGCCACCCCGGCGTCAGAGCCGCCTCCACCACGCCCAGTCGCTCTTGGGCATGGATGAACCGATCCGGCGCCACCAGTACGCCGCAATGCTTGGCGGGCAGGCCGCGATGGAACGAAAACAGCACCACGCGCCCGGCTGCCGGCGCGACTTCGCGACGCAACAGCGTCTGGGCCGCCCGCACCAGCCCGTCGGCATGGGCCTTGTCGCGCCAGTCCGGGCGATAGGGCGGCAGCGCCACCGGCTCGTGGCCATAAAGCGTCCGCCAAATGCCGCGCACCAGCCCCAGGCAATCGCAGCCCGCGCCCAGGCACGAAGCCTGGTGGCGATAGGGCGTGTCCAGCCATTGGCGCGCCAGCGCCACGATCTGCGCCTCGCGCGGGGTCATTTCACCAGCGCTCCCCCACCCAGCGCATCGCCCTGGCGCGGATATTTCAGCACGAAGTCATTGCCCGGAATGTGCGGAAAGCCGCGAAAATTGGCGCCATTGGCAAAGCGGTCGCGACAGGTGGCAAAGCGCTTGTCGCAACCGGCCACCAGCACTCCGGCATCGCCCGGTACCACCCATTCGCCCACCGGCCGCTCGAAGGCGATGATGTCGGCCCCGCCCTCGCGCCCCTGCCGCACCACCCCGTCGCGTAAGCCAGTGCGCACGCCCGTGGTCCAGCTCAGCGCCCCGAAATCGGCCCAGCCCTCGGGTTTGTCGCCAAGCCCGCTGACCGCCAGCCGGTGCCGGTCGAGCACGGCCACCACGCTCACCGTTTCCTGCAGCGGCGCCAGCGCCACCCCGCAGCGGGCATCGCCCAGCATCGCATCGCACAGGCCCTGATAGAGCCGTCCCTTGGGGATATTCAGCGCCTGCTGGCCCGAGCGCAGTTCGGCGCGAAACACGCCATCCTCGCGCACGATCTCCCCGATGGTGTCGCGCCGCAGCAGCGCCCGCACGCTCACATCGGCCCAATCGACCTGCCAGGTCTCCACCTCGGCCCCGTCATAGCGGCCCAGCACGATATCGGCCTCGGCGATCGCCTCGGCATGCAGCACGCCCAGCACTTCGCTGGTGTCGATCTGCGGCCCCAGCCGCCCAGTGGCTTCAGACCCATCCAGCCCATGGGCCGGGGTAAACACCGTGCCCTCAAAGCTCAGCGCCTGGTCGTGATCGGTAAAGCCCAGCACCACGCCGTCAGTGCGCGCTATGCGCCAGCACCGCGCCAGCGTCGTGGCCCCGCTTGCAATATGGGCCGCAAACTCTGTCGAAAACGCCCTCATGCCAGCACCTCGATCAGCGGAATGGCGGGCACCTGCGCCGCATCAAAGCTCGTCAGCTCAATGTCCAGGCGATCGATGTCGAAGCGCACCGGCACGTCGAATTCGAATCCCGCCGTCACCGCCACGCCTGCCTCCGGCGGCACATCGAGCGTCACCACCCCGGTCAACCCATCCACGGCAAAGCCGCCGGTCTCCACCTCATCGAGTGCCACCCGCACGCTGGCCACCACCGGCTTGGTGATCGCCCGCACATAAGGGTCGAACGCCGCGCCATAGCGCTTGACCAGCTGAAACGCCGTCCGCACCCCATCGCCCATGCCCAGCACCTGATCGGTCGGCAGCCCCGGCCCCGAGGCGTGGTCGAGCCCGTCACGCCACAAAAAGCTGTGAAACCGCCCGCGCCTTTCCTCGAAAAATGCCAGCACCGCCTGCATCTCGGCCCGCGTCTTGATGCCATAGCCCGCATTATAGCGCCGCCGCGACCGCGCCCACCGGCTGTTGCGCTCCTCGGCCCCGCTGCTCAGCGTCACCACCTCGGTCGCCCATTCCGGCCCACCCCGCGCCCCCAGCGCCACATCGAGCGGAAACCGCACCCCATGAAATGCCATCACCCGGCTCCTTCCACCTCAACCTCGCCCCTTCTCCCTCCCCCCAGGGGGAGGGTTGGGGTGGGGGTCCGCCCCAGTATCCGTGCCCTTGGCGCCCCTCACCCCACCCTCTCCCCAGAGGGGCGAGGGAGCCCGACTGCAGGCCTGGGACAGTCGCCAAACAAGCGCTCTCAGATTTCCCTTCACCCCGAACTCCCGGCCCCATCGTCCCCTCGCCCCTCCGGGGAGAGGGCCAGGGTGAGGGGTCCGGCCAAGTGCACCCCAGCCCCACCGCTCCGCCCCCTTCTTCTCCCTCCCCCTCCCAGGGGGAGGGTCGGGGTGGGGGTCCGCCCCAAGGCCAAGGATTCCCTCAACTCCCTCGCTGCCCCCGCCGCACGGCGCGCAGCAGCATGGCGCTCACTTCGGCTTCGGCGCTGACGAAACTGCGCGCATCCGGGCTCGTCACCGCAAACTGCACGGTGATCGTCCCGCCCCCGGCTCCCGCCACGCCCAGCCGCCCATCAGGCCCGCGCTGCAGCGGCAAAATCGCCTCGGGGCCAGCCTCGCCCGCCAGCCCCAGCCCCTGCCCCAGCGGAAAATAGCTCGGCGTTGCGATCACCCCGCCCTTGGCAAAAGGCGTCACCCCGCCCAGCGCGGGGTTGGTGGCGGCAAACAGCCCTTCGAGCGCCCCCGAAACCAGCCCGCTCAGCGGTTGCAGCGCCGCCTTGAGCGCGATGTCGGCAAAACTGCGGGCCACGCCTGCCAGCACGCCCTGCAAGGATTTTCCGTCCAGCGCTGCCCCACGCAGCGCGGTGGAAAGCGATCGCGCCACGCCGTCCGCCAGCGTTTCGATGCGTTCGAGCTCTACCGAAACGTCTTCCAGCTCACCCCGAAAGGCGCCACCGAACAGGCTGTCAGCCTCGGCCATCGGACCCTCCATCGGGAAATTGCGCCATCAGGGCTCGCAGCCGCGCCCGGTCGGGCGGCCGGGGCCGGCTGGGCGCCAGCGCTTTGAAAGCGGCGGCCAGCTCGCGCGGGGTCATGGCCCAAAATTCGCGCGGCCCCAGCCGCAGCACCCCCAGCCCAAACTCCATCGCCGCCCCCCAGGGAAAGCCCGCCATCAACCCGCCTCCCCGAAAGTGGCGCGCAACAGCCGCGCCGCAATCTGCGCCGCGCCCGCCAAGCCGCCCTCGATGCTCAGCCCCGCCAGCGCCTCATCGCTGATGGCATTGCCGCCGCCGCGCAGCCCGGCGCCCAAAATGGCCAACAGGTCGCGCGCCGAAATCCGGCCGCTGGCGAACCGCTCGCTTAGCCCCATCAGATCCCCCGCGCCCAGCCGCGCTTCCAGCTCGGCCAGGGCGCCCAGCGTCAGGCACAGCACCAGAGGCTCGCCCCCGATCACCGCCTCGATTTCTCCCCGATGCACATTGGCCATGCTCAGGCGCCTCCGTCGGCGGCAAAGCTCAGGGCACCGGCGCTTTCGAGCGCCAGCTCGAAGGTCACCTCCCCGGCATGGTCGGCGCCAAATTCGAGCGCCACGATCTGGAACGGCCCGCTCACCGTGCCGAAATGGGGCACGATCAGCTGCCAGGTGCGGATCGTGCCGTCCCAGAACAGGCTGCGCACCAGGGCGTCGGAAGTCTGGTCCTTGAAAATGCCCGATCCCGTGACCGCCGCTCGCTTGATGCCGCCCCCAGCCAGCAGCTCGCGCCAGCGCCCGGCGCTTTCGGCGTCCGTCACGTCAATGGCCGCCGCGTTGAAAGCCAGCGCCTTGCTGCGCAGGCCTGCCACCGTCACGAAACTGCCCGATCCGGTCTGGTCGAGCTTGAGCAACATGTCCTTGCCGCTCTGGGCCGCCATGCGCCTTCTCCTTGTGTGTTGCGTTCAAACTGTTCAGGCCGGCTCGGTGAAAAACCGCAGCGCCACCGCCGCGCGCGCCTGCCCGATATCGGTATCCACCAGCGTATCGGTGCGCTCGTGGCGCCTATGGGTCACCATCAGTCCCTCAGGCGAAAGCTCCGCATCGAGCGCCACCGCCATCAGCCCCTGGGCCAGCGCCAGCGCCTCGGCCCGCCGCGCTTCCTTGGCCCAGACATGGAGCACCACCCGATGCTCCCAGCCCGGCGCCCCATCGCCATCGCGCGCCAGCAGGTCATGGCGGGCAATGGCACCGTAAGGCGGCGCCTGTGCGCGCGGCGGCATATCGCTCACCGCCAGCCCCGCCGCCGCCCACGCCCCCACCAGCGCCGCCTGCAACGCCACGATCGGATGGCTCACGCCTGCCTCCTTTTGTGTTTCCCATCATCTGTGCCCTTGGCACCCCTCACCCCTTCGCCCCCCTGGGGAGAAGGTGCCCCGCAGGGGCGGATGAGGGGCGCCCCACGCCCCAATCACGCCCCCGCCACCTCACGACAGCTGCAGCTGAGATAAGCCCGCCGCCCGTTCAGATCGGCGGCTGCCACCACCTCCAGTGCCCGCCCGCGAAAAACCAGCCGATCCCCCGGCCGCACATCCAAGCGGAAGCGGATGACGACGCTGTGGGTGGCGATCGCGACACGCGCATCGGCACTCTCGCCCAGCCGGCTCGTGAGTCCCCGCACCCGTGCCCAGATCGACGCGATCGGCATGAACAGCGCCGTCACCCCGCCATCGGGGGTCACGGCCTGTTCCTTGCGCTGAAGCAAAACGCGATCGCGCAGCGCGCCCAGCGGCGGCACCCGCTCGGCGCTCACAGCCGCACCGCCTTGTGTCCCGCCACCAGCCGGTCGAACCCGGCGGGCACCACGGCCCCCGATCCAGCCACGATCACCGCATCGCGGTGCTCGAACCAGTAGCCAACCAGCACCAGCAGGGCCTGGCGCAGATCGGCGGGCACGTCGTCGGCCGTCTCGCCATAGCCCGCCTCATAGTCGATCTCGATGCCAGAATGGGCGCGCAGCCCCGGCGCTCCCACGATCCGGGCCGGCAACACCAGGCGCGTGCCGCCCCCCGGCAGCGTGCCGAACTGCACCAGCGGCACCGCCACCGGTTCGCCATCGGCGCCATAAGCGGTAACCGCCAGCAGCGCGCGCACCGGCCCCACCGGCAGGTGCACCACCCGGTCGGGCGGCCAGCCATCGAGCACCAGCCGCCAGCTCTGGGCCAGCAGCGCCTTTTGCGTCACCCCTTCCAGGTGCAGCCGCGCCGCCGTGATCAGGGTTTGAATCAACCCGTCCTCGGCGGTGTTTTCATCCTCGATGCGCAGGAACGCCTTGGCCTGGGCGAGCGAAATGGGCTCCTGCGCCGGCCCGGCGAGAAGGTATGACGTCATGATGATGCTTCCGGGTTTTTTAGAAGGAAGAGCAGTCGGCCCCGGCCGGCAGGGAGGAGCGACCGGCCGGGACCTACGCGGATCGAGCCTTAGCTCGCCGCGAACTTCAAAAGCTTGATGGCGTCGAAATCCTGCACGCCGCCGCCCACGCGCTTGGTGGTGTAAAACAGCACATAGGGCTTGGCGCTGAACGGGTCGCGCAACACGCTCACCCCCTGCCGGTCCACGATCAGATAGCCGCGCCGGAAATCGCCGAAGGCGATGGCATGGGCATTGGCGGCGATGTCGGGCATGTCCTCGGCTTCCACCAGCCCGAACCCCATGAACGTCGCCTTGGCCCCGGGGGATGCCGCCGGTTGCCACAGGTAATTGCCGTCGGCATCCTTGAGCTTGCGCACCGCCCCTTGGGTCCTGCGGTTCATCACCCAGTTGGCGTTCTGCCGATATCCGGCCTTGAGCGCATAGACCAGGTCGATCAGAACGTCCGATTGCGCGCTGGCGGGAAAGGCCCCGGCTGCCCCGGTAGGCACATAGCCCAGCTTGCCCCATTCCCAGGCGCTCTCGGCCACTATGGTTTCGCTCAGAAAGCCCTTGGGCTTGTTCACCCCATTGCCCGCAATGAAGGCAGCGGTCTCCTGCTGGGCGAAAGCGAAGTTCACCTCCTCGGCAATCCAGGCCCCCACATCCACCGCCGCATCGTCCAGAAAGGCAGCGGTGGCGGCGGGCATGGCGTAGAGTTCGGCGGTGGGAAAGGCCAGCTCGTCCAGCGTCTGGCTGTCGGTCTGGGCGCGCGCGCCCGTTTCGGCCACCCAGCCCACGGCGGGGCCTTCCACCGTCACCGGCTTTTTGAAGGTAGAACTGGTCACCTGCCGCACCCCGGCAATGGCGCGAATGGGCGACACTTCGGCCAGAAGCCGGCCGATCTGGGTTTCGGTTTCGGCCGGCACCAGATAGCCGCCATCGGCATTGGAGCCGATCGAGAGCGCCTTGGCCTCGCCGCGCTTCACATAGGCGGCAAAGGCGTCCTTATACTCGTCCCCCTGGCCGCGCGGCGCGCGCCCGCCCTCCAGCGCCGGGCGCGCCCGATCGAGCGCCGCCCGGTCCAGCGCCGCCTTGTGGCCGTCCAGCACCGCGTTGAGCCGGTCGAGCTTGCCCTCGAGCAGCCCATCGGCGCCCCCGCGCCGTTCGAGTTCGCCCAGCCGCTGGTCATTGGTGCGCTTGAATTCCTCGAACGCGCCCATGAACTCGGAAAAAAGGCCGGCCATGTCGGGGGCCGGGCTGGTGGTTGCCTTGATCTCGAGCGCCTTGTCGAGCTGGGTCATCTTTGCTCCTGTCCATTGGGTTTGAGTTTGGCAATGGCATCGCGCAGCCGGCCCATCAGCCCGGCGCCCGCGCCAATTCGGGCAACCTCCAGCATCGGAAACGTGACGATGGAGACCTCCCACAGATCCACCTGCCAGAGCCGGCGCACTCCATTGGCGCGCGTAGCCCTGACGGTGCGAAAGCCGATCGAAAGTCCGTCGAGCGCCTTGGTGCCGATCAACCGCGCCAGCGCATCCGCGCGCGGCACCCCGGGCACCAGCTGGCCCTCGGCCCACAGGCCATGGGCGTCCTCGCGCAGGGCCAGCCAGCGCCCCACCGGCTCCTTGGGGTCGTGCTGAAACAGCATGCGAATACCCTCGGCCCCGCGCTTGTCCAGCGAAGCGGCAAAGGCCCCCGGCATCACCATGTCCCCGCCCTGGTCGATGCGGTTGAACACGCTCGCATAGCCGGAAAACCGGCCCTGGGCGTCAATGGGAATGGCTGGGCCCATCAGCGCTTGCCGCCCGGCTGGCCCTGGCCCTTGGGCCGATCGCCGCCGCCTGCCTTTTGCGCCGCCAGCGTACCCGCCAAATTCCAGGCGAACTGGCGAAACACCTGCACCGGCGCGGTCTTGGCCGTGTCGGATTTGCTCATCGTCACTCCTTGCGCTTGAACAATTGATTGAGGCTGGCGATCTCGTGCACGAAGCTCTCGAAGCGCCGGTTGGCCCGCGCCAGCTCCTTGAGGGCAAACACCAGCAAGGCACTGGCCCCGCTCGCCCACAAGAACAGCGCCAGATGCGCCAGATCGCCCCGCTCGATCACCGTGCGGGTTAGCTCGTCCATCATGTCCTCCGAAGTTGAGGCGTGGCCCCGCGCGGCCTAACCCACGCCCAGCATGGCCCGCTTTTCCGCGTCGCTCAGAAAATCGGCGGCGCCGATCCGGGCCCAGAGCGCGCTGCGGTCCTCGGCCAGCGCCTCGATGCCGTCCAGCTCGGGCACCAGCCGCAGGTCGCGCCCGAAGGCGGGGGCCAGCCACAGGCTCAGCTCATTGGCCACCCGATGCACCAGCGGGATCACCGTCTGCCGCCACAGCGCCCGGTTGGCCTCGGCATAATTGGCGTGGGTATTGTCTCCCGGCAGGCCTAACAGCAGCGGCGGCACGCCCAGCGCCAGCGCGATCTCGCGCGCTGCCAGCGTCTTGGCCTCGATGAAATCCATGTCGCGCGGGCTCATGGCGATGGTCTTCCAGTCCAGCCCGCCTTCGAGCACCATGGGCCGTCCGGCATTGGTTGCCCCGGCAAAGCCGATCTCCAATTCCTCCTTGAGCCGGGCGAACTGATCCCGCGTCAGATTGCCATTGGCCACCGAATAGACCAGGGCACCCGAGGGCCGCGCCGCATTGTCCAGCAGCGCCTTGTTCCAGCGCGCCGCGGCATTGTGGGTATCAAGGCTCTGCTGGGCCGCCTCCAGCGGGGCCAGCCCATAATGGTCGTCGAGCGGATGAAACAGCGCCATGTGCAGGATCTGCTTGACCGGCCCGTCCTCGCCTTCAAAGCGCCTGGTCTTGCCGCCCGCCGAATAGGCATAGCCCACCGGCCAGCCATCCTTGCCCGCAATCACCCGCATCCGGTCGGGCCGCAGACCGTAGAGCCCGCGCACCTGGTCATCCACGAACGCCGCTTCGAGATAGGCATTGCCCGCCGTCTGGAGATAGGCATAAACCGCCTCCAGCAACTCGCTACCCGATTGGTGCGGGTTGGGCCGGGCCAAAAGCGCCAGCAGCGGATGCTCACTGGTGCGCTGCCCATTATCCTCCACCACCAGAGGCACTCGCACCGCCGCCTCGCAGATCAGCCGCACGCAGCGATAGACGATGGGGTTGCGGGCATAGCCCGCCTCCGCCATGCCCCCATAGCTGCGCGCACTCCAACTGGCCTCCCCCGGCTGGGTCAGCGCAAACAATGTCTGCGGCGCCCCCTTGGCCTCGGGCACGCGCCCCATCAGCCGCTCCATCCATCCCGCCATCATCTGCTCCTTGCATGGTCCCTGCCCGATCCCCGCCATGTGCTGCCGGGCAACTGATCGTCGTTGAGCTCGCGCGTGGGGCACCCCTCACCCTGGCCCTCTCCCCAGAGAGGCGAGGGGGCGCAGGCGGCGCCATCAATGAGAAGCCCCAACCACGCAGCTCGCTTATGCCCCCCTTCCCTTCGCCCCTCCGGGGAGAAGGTGGCGCGCCGCGCCGGATGAGGGGAGCCCCACGCTCAGCGCTCTTGGCCCCCTCACCCTAACCCTCTCCCCAGAGGGGCGAGGGAATGCTGGCTGCGCCATCACGGTGCCTGCCTCAACCCACATCACTGGCGTGAGCCCCCTTTCCCTTCGCCCCCCTGGGGAGAAGGTGCCCCGCAGGGGCGGATGAGGGGCACCCCACGCTCTGCGCTTTCGGCTCCCTCACCCACGCCTCTCCCCAAAGGCGCGAGGGAACGCAGGCGACGCCATCACCGAAAAGCCCCACCCACGGAACTCGCGTCAGCCCCCCCTTCCCTTCGCCCCTCTGGGGAGAAGGTGCCCCGAAGGGGCGGATGAGGGGTCCCCACGCCCCGTGCGCACAGTCTAACTCACACCTGCCGCACCCGCGGCCGGCCCTGCCCCAGCAGCAATTCCGTCAATGCCCACACCAGCGCATCCACCCGGTCCGGCGAGCGCCCGCCCACCAGCCCGTCCGCGCCAAAGCCGCACATCTCGTCTTCCAGCTCGGCCAGCCCCGCCAGATGCTTGACCCGACCCTGGGCATAAAGCGCAGCCACCGGTTCGGCCCGCAGCCATTTGCCGCGATTGGCGCGCACGGGTTTGACCGGCACATTGGCATCCACCTGCCCGATCACCGACGCCACCAGGTCTCCGCCCTGGTTCACCTCGGCCACCACCGCATCGGCGGCAAAGCTTTCGAAACTGGCCACCACGCGCCGCGCCCAGGCCAGCGGCGGCACGCCCTGCACGGTGCGGTCGGCCAGAACCACCGCCACGTCACCGCGAAGCCCCGCCACCACGATGCCGCAGGCATCGGCGCGCGCCGTGCCCGTCACGGGCGGGTCCACCGCCACTATGATGCGCTCGAGCGGACCCGGATCGGCAAGGCGCGCCGCTTCCAGCATGGCCCGGGTCCAGAGCGCGTCGGGCCGATCCTCGATCAGCTCGCCCTCCAGCTCCTGCCGGCCCAGCACCGTGCCGCGATAGCGCGCCACGATGGCCGAGAGAAAACCGGGTGCCAGATTGGCCTTGTTCTCATCGGTGCGCATCCGCACCGTCGCGGTCTGGCTATCGGCCATCAGCCTGCGCAAAAACTTGCCCGGCCGGGGCGTGGTGGTGGCCACCTGGCGCGGTCTGGTCCCCAATCGCAGGCCAAATTGCAGCATGTCCCAGGCCGCCTGCGCATCGGGCCATTTGGCCACCTCGTCGGCCCAGGCGGCGGCAAATTGAGGCCCGCGAAACCGGTCGGGATCGGAGGCCGACAAGATGATGCCCTCCACCCCGTTGGGCCAGATCAGCTTGCCGCCCATCAGTCGCGGCCGGTCGGCCCGCGGATGAATGCGCAAGAGCCCGCTCTCCCCCTCGATCATGATGGCGCGCACCTCCGCCATGGTCTCGCCCACGAGCGCGATCGGGGATACCGGCCTGTCGCCGGTGGCCTGGGCCCGCACCCATTCGGCCCCGGCCCGCGTCTTGCCCGACCCACGCCCACCCAGGATCAGCCAGGTGGTCCAGTCGCCTGGGGGCGGCAATTGCCGGGGCCGGGCCCAGAGCGGCCAATCGCAGCACAAGGCTTCGAGGTCCGCTTCGCTCAGGCCGTCGACGAGGCTGGCCAGCAT